GTCCTGACGGAAGAGTTAGAAGGGGTCAGATGAAAACAACATACACCGACAGATTGATGGTTCCAGGTGCAGAATCGATTACAACTTTTTTGAATTACAGTGTTGATTCCGTTACAGTTGGTGGAACATACAAAGTCAAGAACATTGTTGACCCAATTCAAATAACAATATTCCCACCACAATATAACCATAAATGGTTAGTAACAGTTGTTGGCGGAAGATTGGGTTATCCAAACGGAAACGTTGTTGAATGGAATTCAACAAAAACAATCGAACAAATTGAAGGTTCTCATACACCCATACTTCGTGATGATGTATTCAAAATAACAGGTAACGCTAATGGAGTTACAGTTAGAAGCATCGGAACAACGGGTCCTACTGTATCAACATGGTGGAACTCAGAAATAATTGAACCCCTAATTAGAAAGAATAGTTGCAGGTGGATTGTAAAAGGAAAAATTAGAACAATAAGAAGAAATTTATCCAACACAAGTCCATGGGTTGCAGTCCTTGACTTTGGAAACGGTACTTGTGATAACATCGCAACACTAAACATAAACGGCAATATTAGAACAATAACTTTACCATAAATTTATGGAAAATTTTGATCCAAATAAGGAATCTGAAGGACTTGGCGACACCATTGCTAAGGTTACTCACTTTTTAGGTATAGATAAGGTAGCTGATGGTTTAGCTAAGTTAGCTGGGGCTAAAGATTGCGGATGTAGCAGACGTAAGGATCTGCTTAATGAATTGTTTCCTTATAGTCACTCTGTTAGAGAATTTAGAGTCTTGCAAGATTTCAAACACGATACTACTCTATTTAAGCAAGGTACAACTATACACGTAGCTAAAACAAGTAACATTCGTAATAATGTGTTGAATTTAATAAGAGACGGAATCATAGAAGAAATATAAAATATGATAATAGTAAATATAAACAGTTCAGTTGAACAGGCTTTAAAGCAATATAAAAATAAGCATAATAAGATAGGTATAATAAAAGAGTTAAGAGATAGGCAAACCTTTACTAAGCCTTCAGTCAAACGTAGAACTCAAATTCTCAAGGCTCGATACGTAGAGTGTAAAAAGATAAAATGAAGATAGATAAATATAATAAGTTAAGAGTAAAGCTTGAGGTGTATAAGCTCGAGCAAAACTATTTTACTTTAGATAGAATACTTTATTACTTTTCTTTCCTCGGTAATATATTCCTCATCTACTTTGGATACTTCTTTGTAAAGTCGATTACCGACAGTATTCCTCCTTTATTCCCTTTTCAAGATACTTTTTTTGCTATTTTTGTAGGACTATTCCTTACCGGTTACGAACTAACCAAAAGGTTTGTATTGCAGCAACTATCAATTAGCATTTTACAAATAAAAAAATTTACTACTTCTATTGCTATAGGATCAGTTATATGTATCGGATTAATTGCAGGAAGCTTTTATCTTTCAATAAAAGGAGCCCATAGATTGATCGATAATTCAGAGACTATTCAAAGTACTGTAGAAGCTACTAACTCCCAAAAAGCCGATTCTATTGCATCATATTACGATAAAGAGATTAATTATTATAGAACCCAGCCTGCTAGGTCGAGAGCAGACAGACAATATAGAGATTCGATAGTTGCTTCTTTACAGCAAACTAAAGATGCAAAATTAAACGAAATAGATGATAAGTCTAAGGAAAAAGAAGCTAATAAACTGGACGTAAGTAGTGAGAATTCCACAGCATTTTTCTTTATAACTGTATTTTTGGAATTGTTGATCTTAATAGGCGTAGGTTTTAACGCATACTATACTATTGGCAGTTATGACGAAACTAAAAAACTTCTACAAACTCCAAAGTTCAAACAGTTGGAGCTTAACTTAAAACTTCTTAAATTGTACTATCAAAACGGTAAGAAGTTAGCTGGCAATCCGACTCTATCTTTTAGCAAATTTCAATCTCTTGTACAGACTCAAGGTTTATACTGCTCGCAGAAAGACTTAAAAGCATTTACTACTTTATGTCAAGAGCTTGAAATCGCTAGAGAGTCTAGAGGTAGGAAAAAAGAGTTAACTATGTCTTACGATCAAGCAAAAAAATTGATAGAGAATCAAGAAGGTTTATGATGCAGCAAAAAAGTTATGTAACAGTAAATAATAAAGAAACGTTAAAGGAACTGGTTCAGCATATAAGAACTAGCGAATATGTAGCGTTTGATACCGAGACCGATAGTTTGAATCCAAGAAAGGGTCGAATTATCGGCTTTTCTGTTTCTGGCGAAGTAGGGAAAGGTTACTATATGCCTACTATGGTATGGAATACTGATGGGCTTGAGGAAGTAGTTATTGAAGGTAAAAATACTCATGCTCTCGCTGCATATGTTATTGAGCAATTGATAGGTAAGAAAGTAATATGTCATAATGCATCTTTTGACTTGCGATTTGTAGAAAACTTTTACGGCATAAATCTACTACCTCATTTACATGCCGATACATCTCTACTTGTTCATACTGTCAAAGAAGAAGGAGCATTTGGATACGGTAATCCTTTTGGATTGAAGTCGATTGCAATAATGATTCAAAAGGAAATTGGCCTTGATGTTGAGACAGAAGCTAATGAAGAACAATTAGCTCTAAAAGAGAGTATAAAGGCTAATGGTGGGTCTACTTCTAAGGAGAATTACGAGATATACAAGGCTGATTTAGAGATTCTATCTAAGTATGCAGCAGCTGATACCGATCTAACGCTTCGTATCTACCATCATTTTTATAAAATATTAGTCGAAGAAGGTCTAGAGAAGTTTTTTTTCGAAGACGAAGTGATGCCCGTTTACAGGGAGGTAACTATCCCTATGGAGAAGCACGGTATTAGATTGGATATACCTTTAATTCAGGAGACTAAAAATAGGATTACTAAAGACCTTGAAGAGCAAGCTGCAGCTGTATTGCAGGAGTTACTGAAAGAACAAAAAGTAAGGTCATGGATTATTGATCAAGCTTTAGAAGCATACCCACCTAAAAGCAAAGGTATTTTTGCCCAGCGTCTACTCGAACAGAATAACATTAAACTCCCTAAATCCGATAAAACCGGTAAATTTACTATAAACAAAGCTGCTGTATCTGCCCTACCTTCTTCAGTTATCAAGGATTACTTGATGACTGGTGATGTAGAGAATCTCACTAAAGATCAAATCGTTAGAGTTAGTCTATCCCTTTGGAAGGAAGATAACGATGGACAGTTTTTCAATATACAATCTAAAGATCAAATGGGTAAAATTGCCTTCGATGTATTAGGTGAAAAACCAATATCAAGCACTACGAAAGGTAAAGCTCAGTTTGACGAAGATATGATACAGTCTATAAAAGATAAATATGCTTGGGCTAAACATCTTCGCTTATATAATAAACTTACAAAGATTAAAACTGCATATGTAGATAGATTCTTAGACGCAGCTGAAGACAATAGGTTTTATCCATATTTTAAACAAAACGGTACTGTATCAGGACGATATGGTTCAGATATGCAGCAGTTACCTAAACCTCTTGAACCCGGCCAGGATGAAGATCTAATTATGGGTTATACAAACCTTGTAAGAGCATTTTTTATTGCTGACGAAGGAACTAAGATTCTTGATACCGACTATGCCTCTCTTGAACCAAGGGTGTTTGCTACAGTAGCAGGTGATCAAGGTCTCAAAGATATTTTTAATAACGATCTTGATTTCTATTCTCACATTGCTATCAAAACTGAAAAACTAGAAGGTGTTAGTGCTCATACCAAAGCACCTAATTTCCTTAAAAAAGTAGACCCGGTAAAAAGGCAAACTGCTAAAGCCTACTCCTTAGGTGTACCGTATGGAATGTCTGGGTATGCCTTGGCAATGTCGTTGGGGGTAGATAGAAAAGAAGGAGAAAGACTTATAGAAGGCTACCTAGATGGATTTCCTGAACTGAGAAAGTGGCGAGAAAACTCTAGGAAGTTTGTTAAGGAGAATGGCTATATTAAGAATAAGGTAGGTCGAATCAGGCATTTGCCACAGGCTAAGGAAATCTATTCTGCCCTAGGAGATAGGCTTATTGAAGATTGGAGGTTTAGAAAAGATCTGGAAAGAGAATACGGAGCCGAGTACACAACCAATCTGTATAGAGATTATAAGAATGCACTTAACCAAGTTTTAAATTATCAGATTCAAAGCTATTCAGCAAGTATAGTGAACCGTGCAGCTTTACAAATTAACAGGAGATTCAAGGGGGAAGGTATTAGAGGGCAGGTTATTTGTCAAGTTCACGATCAAATAATCTGCCAAGTGAGAGACGAAGATGTAGTAAAAGCTTGCTCTATCGTTCAAGACTGTATGGAAAATACTACTAAACTGGACGGCGTAGCTTTGATAGCTGAGCCCGAGGTTACAGTAAATTTTAAGGACGGTCACTGATATTTATTAGTAAAGAGTCAAATATTATGAAAAAGAGCCAAATAAGCGAAGTTAGAAAGTTTCAAAAAATAGCAGGGATTTTAAAAGAAAACATGCATTTAGACGACTCTACTACTAACAATATGAGTGAGTATCATGGAAAAACATCCTCACTAAAAATAATAAAATTTAAAGACGACACATATGAATTACATTCTTTTTTAAGCTGGTTAGAGTGGAACTACGCCAAGGCTTCGACACCAGATTTCAATACTTGGGATACAGACGAAAGCTACTTTTTTGATCCAGCAACATTAACTTTGGTCTTATTTAACGAAGAATTTGCTATGGAGGAAAATGAAGAATTTCATGAATACCTAGATCAACTAAAGGATAATATAAAGAGTATAAAGAGTAGGTAAAGTATTAGATGTAAAATTATAATACAAAGCCCTCCTTAGACTTGGAGGGTTTTTTTTGTAAAAGTTGGTAGTTCACACAGAAAATTAAATATTTATACATAAACAAGGTACTTAGTAGGCCTTAAGTTTTGAGACATTTATTAACCGTTCACCGTAAGGGAACACAAATTTAAAACGATGACAGCATTTTTTCGTCCATTCGAGCTTGATCCATTTGACCTGCTCTGGAAAGATCTAAAAGAGACACAAGCACATTTTTCTGCCATCACGCAGAGAGTAACCCATCCCGTAGATATTTACGAAACAGAAACCGGCATTCGCTTTGAAGTTGCCGCAGTAGGCCTCAATGTGGAGGATATCGATATCTCTATTGAGAACGATTCACTCCGAATCTGTTATGAAAAACCTGCACAGCAGGAAGAAAGTCAACCAGTTTATAGAGGTATTAAGAGATCAGGCTTTGATCTTACTTGGAAAATTTCCACTAAGTTTGACCTAAATAAGCTAGAAGCATCTCTCGATAAGGGTCTTCTCACCCTCAGTATACCGGTTGCTGAAGGTAAAGCTACTCGAAGAATTTCGATTACTACACCTAAAGCTCTCCTTGAGAAATAAATAGTAGGCCTACTAAGTACTAGTTATGTTAACACTTACAAAGCAGTTTATTCCGTTTAATAACAAACTCTTTCTAGTTAAAAAAATAATTAAGGAAGATCATTCTCCCGTAGTGGAAGTCTGGAAAGAGCATCTACGGGCCGATACAGTATTAAGGAAAGAAGGATTACTTTATTTTTTAGAGACAGTTGATGATTTGGAGATTATTTCTTAAATTAAAATAAAAAGCATGTCGAAGTTACAACCGTTAAATGGGTATTTAATTTTGAGACCCATAGAAGAGGACGAACAAATGTACGGTAATATCGTTATTCCTGATTTAGGAAAAGAGAGACCTGAGATGGGGGAAGTTATTGCTGTTTCCGGTACCTATAATTTTAATTCAGATAAACTGGTATCTTCAAATCTTGAATTAGGAGATAAAGTTCTCATCCCTAAACTAGGTTCTTTAAGAATTACTGTAGAAGGAGATGAGTATTTTATCTGTAAAGAACAAGACGTCTACGCAAAATTAAGCAGTGGATCAAGTGTTTTATCTGTTCTCAAAGAAACAGTAGTTGATCCTGATTTCGAAAAATATAACAATAGTAAAGTTTTATAAAATGACAACAACAGTATTTGGAACTGAATTAAAGAATAAGTTACTTGCCGGTATTAAAAAATTAAATGAGTCGGTAAGTTCTACTTTAGGACCAGGAGGTCGTACAGTGTTAATTAAAGAAAAATCAGGCGAGGTGAAAGTAACCAAAGATGGAGTTACAGTTGCTCGTTCCTTTCATGAACTCGAAGACCAGGTTGAAGATCTTGGTGCCCAGCTAGTAAAGCAGGTATCGATAAAGTCTGCTAATGAAGCAGGAGACGGAACTACTACCTCTACTCTCCTTGCAACCACTATGGTAGAAGAAGGGTTAAAACTTATCAATCAAGGATCTAACCCAGTAGAAGTAAAGAAAGCTATCGACGTTTACGTAAAGGAAGTTATCGATAACTTAAAAAAAATATCAAAAGATATTTCATCTCAAGATCAAATCCAGCAGGTAGCAGCTATCTCTGCAAATAATGATACTGAGGTAGGTAACCTAATATCCACTGCTATTGAGAAAGTAGGAAGAGAAGGTATTGTTACTATCGAGGAATCTAAGACAGGGGAAACTGCCTTAGAGATAGTAGAAGGTATACAATTCGATAGAGGTTATAAGTCCCCGTATTTTGTTACTAACAATACGACAATGCAGGCAGTCTTAAACGAACCTTATATTCTCATTTACGATGGCCGTATCACTAAAGCTGCCGATATTTTAAATACGTTAACTAAAGCTAACTCCGATCAAAAAGCGTTACTAATAGTAGCTGAGGATATTGAAGACGAAGCGCTTGCTACTTTGATAGTAAATAAGATGCGCGGTATAGTTTCTGTTGCAGCAGTAAAAGCCCCAGACTTCGGGGAACGTCGTACTTTAATCTTAGAAGATTTAGCTATCTTAACTGGCGGACAAGTAATCTCTAAAAATAAAGGGCATAAACTAGAAAAACTAACTCCGGTACAGCTAACGGAATTTTTTGGAGTTGCAAGGACTATTACAGTATCTAAAGAAACTACTACTATAGTTGACGGTAAAGGTACAGAAGAGGCTATAACCTTGAGAGCTGAAGAGATAAAAGATCAAATTGAAAAAGCAACATCATTCTACGAGAAAGAAAAGCTACAAGAGAGACTTGGCAAATTAGTTGGCGGCGTAGCTATCATTTCAGTAGGGGGTAATTCTGATATTGAGATCAAAGAAAAGAAAGATAGAGTAGAAGATGCTTTGTTTGCTACTAAGGCAGCTCTTGTAGAAGGTGTAGTACCTGGAGGAGGTCTTGCCCTAATCACGGCATTCGAAAGTATTCAGTTACCTTTAACATCAAGCGATGAGCAGAAAGGTTGGGATATCGTGAGAAGAGCATGTCATGCTCCATTCAAAGCAATTTTGACAAACTGCGGTATTGAAGATCACTACCGTATCTTAAGTCAGATTAAGAACTATGAAACCGAAGAATCAGCTCATACCTACGATGCTAAAAATCAAAAAGTAGTAGAAGCAACTGAAGCAGGACTTCTTGATCCGGCTAAAGTAACCCGTACTGCTCTTGAAAATGCCGCTTCAGTAGCAGGTACTATACTAACAACAGAATCAGTGATCTTTGAAAAGAAAGACGATAAGAAAAAAGACGAAGATCTTGGAGGAATGTACTAATAGCTATTTATTTGCCTAAAATTCCTATTTATTCACGTATGTTTGGATTGTGATTCAGATAATTTAAATTTAGGGTATGCGAGTAGTTCTTATAAGTGATACTCATACTAGACATAAGCATTTAACCTCGAAGGGAATGGAAAACATTCTTCAAGAAGGCGACTTGTTAATACATGCAGGAGATTTTTCTAGCGTTGGACAAAAAGGTGAAGTCGAGAGTTTTGTTAAGTGGTTAGACCAGCAATCAAAAAACTATACATACGGCGCTATTTTTATAGCTGGAAATCATGATAGGTCCTTTGATCCAAAATATTTTAGAGAGTATGAAGATTCCGATTTATGGGGCGATTTCTCGCACCTTCAAAAGCCCACGTGGGTTCGCAATATTTTATCTGATCTTAAACCTGGCAGCTCTAGCGTTACTTATTTGGAAAACGAAGACGTAACCGTAAATGGACTTAAGATATGGGGCTCTCCTGTAACTCCTTGGTTTTTTGGAGAGAAGTGGGCTTTTAATAAGCAAAGAGGAGCTGAAATAAAAGAGGTTTGGGATAAAATTCCAGTTGATACAGATATTGTAGTAACTCACTCTCCTGTTATAGGCCGTTTAGATTATATTCCTTCTACCGGAGAGTATGTAGGATGCGAAGAATTGAGAAATAAGATCGAAGAAATCCGGCCAATACTACACGTATGTGGTCATATACATGAGGGGTATGGTGAAAGTATGGTTAACGGTACAGTTTATGTTAACGTTAGCATATGTGATCGATTTTACGACCCTGTAAATAGACCTATTGTAGTCGATATTGACACTAAGGATAAAAGTGTAATTTATTAATAATGGAAAATAAAACTTTTAATTTTGCAAAGTATCAAGGAGTCTTGTTAAAACTTACTAAAACAGAAGATAGAAGATTTTTTGATAATCACCCTAATGGCGTTGAGGTCGGACGTGTAGAAAAAGGACTTCTTCATTTAGAGAATTCCAACAAGTACCAATGCGTGTTTATTCTAGACGGACCTAACCGCTACTTTCATACATCACAGGTTTTGGAAATTTGGGAGCATGAAGGATATGATTTAGTGAAAACTCTTAACTCCACTTATAAAATTGAACCACAAATAGTATCAATTCCAGGTGTCCAGCAAAAACATTCGGTAGATATTGTTTCATCAGAGAAAAATTCTTAATTTTACAAAAAAGAAGTATGGTATATTATTTCACTGCAGCCTGGTGTGGACCTTGTAAAATGTTTAAGCCTACAGTACAAGAGGTAAGCTCGGAACTTGAAATCGGCATAGTTTATGTAGACGTAGATCAGCAGAGAGACATGGCGATGAAGTACGGTGTAACAAGTGTTCCAACTGTAATGATTGAGAATAACGGAAGTGTGTTATACAGAAATTCCGGGGTAATGTCAAAACCGCAGTTAAAACAGGTTTTATCACAATTCAGGTAAATTTATTTTAAACAAAAAAAAGAAAGATAAAAAAAGCAATTGCATTTTTAACGCTCGTTACTTTTGTAGCATGCGCAAATCCAGCCTCAACTGGAACTCCAGTCGTAGATTCTACTGCAGCACCAGTTGATACTTTACAAGCAGCGCCTACTGTAGCTCCAGCAGCTGACAGTACTCCTGCTCTCGAGGTAAAGTAAGAAGATCTACGTCGGAGAGTCGGCCGCTAAGACTACGTAGTAGAAAGGTCTTTTGTTTTATTATCAGTTCTTTATAATATGGGGGAGCCAGGTATTGCTCCGTAATGTGAAGGTACCACTACATGCAGACGGTTGGATTTGTCGTCTTTAAACAAATTTTCAAACAATAAACGCAACACGTGAAAAACGTATTGCTGAAGGTGGAGCAATTTTAGCTTCTCTCTTCTCTGAGAAGTACGCCGTAGCAGCGTAATCTCGCAGGGGCAGCTGATAGCCTTGCAACAGAACAGCACTTTAGTTTTCCTAGTTTCATAAAATTAGGTGGTGGAGCCGATGTCAACCAAAACTGACGTCCCCAATTACTGATCAGATTTTTGGAGTGTGGTGTCCGCGCTCGGTCAGATCTAAGCATGTGATACGCTGGTGTTATTGTTCCTTATGGATACACGGGTTCGATTCCCGTCTCCTCCACTGAGCTTTTTAACATCTAACTATTTATTAACGCAAGAAGGTTGTATATTATATATACAGCCTTTTTTTATTTAAAAAATCAATTATTCACAATAAAACTCAAAACTATGAGCTTTTGGAAAGATTTATTTAACGACGACAACAGTATTAATGAAAAGTCTGTAGTCGGTTTTATTGCATTTTTAATGATGGTGGTCACTCTTGTTACAGATATTGTAACAGGGGTGATGGGTCGTGAGATGCCTATTCATGAGTTCATCTTTGATGGTTTTATGATTATTGTTCTAGGTGCATTTGGTATTGCATCTATAGATAAATGGATTAACAAGAAAAATAAATGAAAAATCTATCAAAAGAGGAGTTGGTAAGTAGATTAGAGGCAATCAATCGCAGTAATGCCATCATATACTTTGACCTCAAAGGTTTTATTCTTGGGGTTAATGCAATTTTTTTGAAAGCGATGGGATTTGCAGAGGATGAACACGAAAAGGTTATTGGTCAACACCATAGCATTTTTGTTTCCCCTGAATATGTTAAGTCAAATGAATATAAAGAGTTTTGGGAAAAGTTAGGAAGCGGTAAGTTTTATGAAGGTGAGTTTGAAAGAGTAAAAAAAGATGGAAGTCTAATATATCTACAAGCAACTTACAATCCAATACTCAGTGAAGATGGTGAGGTTACTAAGATAATGAAAATTGCAACCGATATTACTACAACGGTAATTGCAAAGAACGAGATTGGAGCAGTAAGTAAAAGCAATGCTATTATTTATTTTGATTGCGATGGTTACATATTGGGGGCAAACTCAATATTTTTAAAAGCAATGGGATTTGATGAAAAAGATGAGAGTAAAATTATTGGAAAGCATCATAGCATTTTCGTTAGTTATGAGTATTCAAAATCAGAAGAATACAAAGAGTTTTGGAAAAAATTAAGTAACGGCAAATTCTTTGAGGGCGAGTTTGAAAGAAGAAAGATTGACGGCACTCCTATTTATTTGAAGGCTACCTACAATCCAATACTTAGCAATGACGGCACTTGTAAAAAAGTAATGAAAATTGCCAATGATATAACTGAAACTATTTTAAGTAAGAATAAAATAGATGAACTTTCAAAAAATTTGCAAGAGGAGTTACACAATTCTAATAAGTTAAAGGATGCAATTGAGATAGAAAAAAATGCCGCTTTGAACGATTTGGATGCAACTATCAAAAAAAGTCAAAGTGAACTCATAAAAGTTATAGTTAAATGTGCTTTGGCAGTCATAATAGGTGTGGGGTTTATCACAACCCTCATGTATTCATTTGCCATCCTATCAAATAAAGACACGCAGATAATTGGCTCAACTTGGTCTAATATGTTCAGCGTTTTGCTCACAAATGCTTTTTCCATAGTCGGAACAATTATGGGTATAAAGTATGCCACCCAAGAGGGGGAAAAAGGAAAAAATTAATTAAAAATGAAATATCTTAAGCAGTTAATTTAATTCTTGAACAAAGCCAAACAAGCTTTGTTACAGCTGACAGCGTTGAGAAAGAAAAACTTGCTGCCGATAGCAAAGAGTAATTTTAAAGTTTCTAAAATATATAAAGCGGCTTATTTATTACAAGCCGTTTTTTTTATGTTAAAGTTTGTAATTTTAAAAAAGTTACTTATATTATTATTCTGAAGACGGTGCGAAAGCATTAACGCTACCGTGTGACCATTAGCTCAGTAGGTTAGAGCAAGCCCTAAAACAGGCCGTGCCACTGGTTCGATTCCAGTATGGTCACCTACTAATGTCCTTTTGTGTAACGGTAGCACAAGTGGTTTTGGTCCACTTAGTTTAGGTTCGAATCCTAAAGGGACATCTAAATAATATAAACTATGAGAATGTTAATTCTATTATTAGTACTTAGCTTAAACACATTAGCTCAAGATACTATTACAATTGTTCATAAAGCATATAAAACTACTTATGATAAGAATAAAAACTATCCTGTTAAAGTTGAATGGTGGATAACTAAGAATAGTTTAGTATGTGACAATAAAGTAAAAAGAGGAGATAAGTTTATACCTGATCCAAAGCTAATAAAAGAAACTAATTTGCAAGGATCATATACAGGAGCAGGCTTTGATAGAGGACATAACTTTCCTGCTGCAGACGCAGCCTGTGATCAAATAGCAAATGAAGAATCGTTTTACTTTAGTAACATGACAGCACAATATCCAGCACTTAATAGAGGAGATTGGAAAGCGTTAGAATCACTGACTCGTGAGCTATCTATTAAAAATGATTCAGTAAAAGTCTGGTGTGGATCAACTGGTGAAGTTAAGAAAATAGGAATTGTGTCGGTTCCTGAAAAATGCTGGAAAGTTATATATGTTAGCAAAACTAAAGAGTGGTTTGCGTATCTATTTACTAACAACACAAGTAAAGCAGACGGTATTGAAAACAACTCAGTAACTGTAAAAGATGTTGAGAAATTGACCAAATTCAAATTTGAGTTGTATTAATCTTACATTTTGACTCTTAGCTCAGTAGGTTAGAGCGGCTGACTCATAATCAGTAGGCGACTGGTTCGATCCCAGTAGAGTCAACGAACAGGGTGGCGAAAACGAGCGGGCATATGACCGCCGAAGGTTAGACGTAGACGCAAGTCTGCCGCAAGGCGTGAAGGTTCGATTCCTTCCCCTGTTCCGAGTTACTGCTCTTTGACATATAAGGAGAAACAAATTATGGAAACACTATCATTCATTTTAGGGATAGCGTCTGTGGTGGTTATTGCTACGGCAATAGTTGCTGTTTACGCATTCGTTAAGGTAAATAAAGTAAGTAGAAATCTAGAAGATGTCTGTAGAGAGCTTGATTTGATGAGAAGCACAATCTATAGAGATATGAGCGATCAATTTGATAACGTACGTAGAGAGGTAGATAGCCGTTACGATAATCTGCTATCTAATATAGACTCACGTATGGATAAATTAGAAAACAAATTAACTAACAAGAAGTAAAAAATAGTTGAAGAGCAGTAACTTTCTTCTTATAATAAAAGTATAAACTAAATAATATGCCGCATCAGCCAATGAATCTAAACATTTCTCTTGATAAGACTACCTCCATTACGTGTGACGCATGTGGAAACGATAACTTTACGCAAGTAACTTACCTACGTAAAGTAAGCAAGTTTATTGCCGGCACCGACCACGATGCGCTTATTCCTGTCCCAAGCTTTGCTTGTAGTAAATGCGGATACGTAAATCAGGAGTTCAAACCTAAAAATTTAGCTAATGACTTGGAATAGAGATTTAGGGACTATTACCATTAATAATGGACCTGATAGACCTGATGATAGTATTACAAGAGCAGTTATTAGCGATTTAAATAGTAGGGCCGATCGAGGTTGGAAAAAGTATAATACCACACTCAATCAGAATAATCACGAGAATATGCTTCAGCATGCTTATGAAGAAGCCTTAGATCTAGCTCAATACTTAAAGAAAGAAATAACGACTCTTAATACTGTTCAGGATTTAGTTAAACAGTACCCTAACGATCAAGAGTTAGGAAATAAAATAAGAGCGTTATATGGCCAAAGATAAAACTGTCTCGTTTTCTCAATATCAGATCTATAAGACTTGCCCATATCAATGGTATCTATCTTACGTTAAGAAGCTACAACCCTTTAAGCCTTCTGTACATTTAATCTTCGGTACTGCCTTTCACGAGACGCTACAGAACTATTTGAAAGTAATGTTCGAGGAGTCCGCAACTGTAGCCGATAAGATACACTTACCTACTTATTTCAAAACAAGGTTAATGGAACTGTATAAGGAAAATAGCAATCAAGGCCATTTTTCTAGTCCAGAAGAGTTAACTGAGTTTTATGAAGATGCGATCGCTATCCTAGATTTCATTAAAAGAAAAAGAGGTTTATTTTTTAAGAAAAAAAATCATAAACTCATCGGAATAGAAATTCCTATCAACGGAATTATCGTAGAAGGTTTTGAATCGGTAAAGATGAAAGGTTTCATAGACCTAATTATATATGACGAAATACTAGATAAGTATGTTGTTTATGATATCAAGACCTCTACTAGAGGGTGGTCTGATTATGAGAAGAAAGATCAGACTAAGATCAATCAAATACTCCTGTATAAACGTTTCTTCTCTGTTTTACGCAATGTTCCTGAAGATAAGATAGACGTGCAGTTTTTCATAGTACGTAGGAAGATCAATGAGAATCTTGAGTATGCTCCTAAGAGAGTCCAAGAATTCATACCTGCACATGGGGTAAAGAAAGTAAAAGATGCATTCGAAGACTTACAAAATTTTGTAAAAGATGTTTTTACATCTGATGGAGAATATCAAGAAAAAGCTTATTTTAAAAATGTAGCTAAGTGTAAGTTTTGTCCCTATTTCGATAAACCAGATCTTTGCGATAGAAAAAATAGTTAACGATATATAGTTTTATATATAGACTGTACTATTTATTACTAAACAAAGAATCATGCATATTGGTAAAAAGGGAGATATCCTAACTACAGTTCGGCTTCAAGATGAATTATTTGAAGCTTTTAAACAAGAAGGTCCTAAGAATAAAATTACTATGAGAAATCTCTTAGAGAGAGCTATGTTTTTATATCTTACAGACGAAGGATTTAAGAAAACTATCAACAACCAGTTAAACGCTCGCTACACTAAACCAACAGAATAAGTTACATGAAAGAAGGTTATATTCCTAGAGAGCAGAGAAAGAAAATACTTTTGCTTTCAGACGACATTCGATTTACCTCCGGGATTTCAACGATGGCTAAAGAGATAGTTATCGGTACCTCTCATCGGTTCAACTGGGTTAACTTAGGTGCAGCCATTACGCATCCTGAAGCTGGTAAGAGACTCGATGTATGTGCAGATACTAACACCTTAGCGAAGATAGAAGATGCCTCGGTTTTCATTTATCCTAACTCAGGTTACGGATCTCCAGAAATTTTACGTCAATTAATTCAACTCGAACAGCCTGACGCTATCGTCTTCTTTACTGATCCTAGATATTGGATCTGGCTTTTTCAAATAGAGAATGAAGTTAGAAAGAAAATTCCTATGGTGTATCTGAACATATGGGACGACTTACCTGCTCCTCTTTATAATAAAACTTATTATGAATCTTGTGATGCATTAATGGCTATCTCAAAGCAGACTTTTAATATTAATAAGCTAGTACTTGGGGATAAGGCTAAGGACAAAGTAATAAAATATGTTCCTCACGGTATTAACGAAGGAGTATTCTATCCCATTACTGCTGAAATGACAGAGGACTTCAGTAAGGTTCAAGACAAGAGAAAGAAATTCTTTGGAGAAGATCAGCCTGATTTCGTTATTCTTTATAATGCACGAAACATAAGGAGAAAATGTGTACCTGATTTAATTGCCGGTTACGTTGAGTTCTGCAACCAACTACCTTTGGAAGAAGCTAAAAAATGCGCATTACTGCTCCACACTCAGCCTGTAGACGAAAACGGAACTGATCTTCCAGCAGTTATTGACCTGTTATGTGATCCAGAGAGACATAAGGTAGTATTTTCTACTGATAGAAACTCTCCCTATGATATGAATATCTTATATAACTGCTGTGACGTAGTAGCTCTCGCCTCTTCTAATGAAGGATGGGGACTATCACTTACTGAAGGTATGATGTGTGGTAAGCCTATAATTGCAACAGTTACTGGAGGAATGCAAGATCAAATGAGGTTTGAAGATAAGCAAGGCAATTGGATAGATTTTGACGAAAACTTCTGTAGTAATCATTTCGGTACTTACAAGACTCACGGCAATTGGGCATTCCCAGTATTTCCTAGCAATATGAGCCTTGTAGGGTCCGTACCTACTCCTTACATCTTTGATGATAGAGCCGATTTTAGAGATATTGCTACTCAAATGTCTGCTTGTTATAAATCAGGAGAGAACTTCCGTAAGTTTATTGGAGAAGAAGCTCGAAAATGGGTTACCTCGGACGAATCAATGATGTCAGCTAGGGCTATGTGTAAGAATGTAATCGATACGCTTGAAGAGACTTTGACTAAATGGAAGCCAAGACCTAGTCACGAATTCGTTAAGATATCAAAATTACCTAAGAAAAAAATTGTACATAAGCTAACTTATTAATATGAAGCAGTTTTGTGTTATTTCTGCTCCGCCAGATACTTATAGCGGTTATGGAGCTAGAGCGAGAGATTTTATAAAAGCAGTTTACGAACTAAAAAAAGATGAATGGGATATAAAAATTATATCTCAGAGATGGGGGAGTACCCCTTGGGGTTTTATAGATGATAATTTAGAAGAATGGGGATGGATTAAACCTCTTTTAATAAATAATCAGTTACCTAAGCAACCAGATGTATGGATGCAGATCACAGTTTCCAATGAATTTCAATCTATCGGTAAAGTTAATATCGGAGTAACTGCCGGTATAGAGACTACTATATGCGATCCAGAATTTATTATAGGATGTAATAGAATGAATTTAGTTTTAGTATCATCTAATCATGCTAAAAAAGTATTTGAGAGTACTACTTATGAGCAGAGAGATAAGAATACTAACGCAGTTACTGGGATAATTAAAATACAGACCCCTGTAGAGGTATTGTTTGAGGGAGTAGATTTAAATAAATACTTCTATGTACCTAAAGAGCAATTAGAGACTACACCTCTTGTCAATGACCTAAATAGTATTTCAGAGCAATTCTGTTACTTATTTGTAGGCCATTGGCTTCCAGGAGACTTCGGCGAAGATAGAAAGAATACTAGTCTTTTGATAAAGCTATTCCTAGAATCGTTCAAAGATAAGAAAGATCAACCGGCATTGATTTTGAAAACTTCTCAAGCCGGTGCTAGTATAATGGATAGAGATGAAGTATTGAGAAAAATAGATATAATTAGAAATAGTGTAGAGGGAAAAAAGCTGCCAAACATTTATCTCGTTCACGGTGATTTAGATGATAAGGAGATTAATAATTTATATAATCATCCAAAAGTTAAAGCTTTTGTATCCCTAACTAAAGGAGAAGGGTTCGGTAGGCCGTTAGCTGAATTCAGTTTATCTAAAAAACCTTTAATTACCTCAGGATGGTCCGGTCATACTGATTTCCTAAATCCTGAATTTAGCATTCTACTCCCAGGGGAAGTAACCCCTGTACACCCATCAGCATTTGCAAAAGGACTAATCATAGAAGGCTCGTCTTGGTTCTCAGTTAATCATTCTGCTGCCGCTCAAGCTTTAGTTGACGTTCATAAAAATTATAGTAATTTTGAAGGACCTGCTAAGAGGCAAGCCTATAAAATTAAAAATGAATTTAACTGGGATAACATGGTCTTAGTTTTGAATGAATATCTAACGCGCTATGTTCCTAAGCAAAAAGAGCTAGTATTACCTAAGCTGAAAAAGATAGAACTTCCTAAACTTACAAAATTAACTTTATGACATCTAAAGAATTTACTACCTGGTTAAAAGGATTTTCCAAAGCAGCTAATTCATATAATATTACTCCCGAGCAATGGGATACTATTTTAGAAGAACTTAATAAAGTACAGGATACGATTTCCTTTCCTGACTACAATCCTAAACCGAATGTAACATCAGACGTACCCGAAGCTATTAAGATTTGGTATTCTACCAACACTAACCTACTTACAAAAGATAAAACGCTACTCAATGACTGATCAGATGGCAATATGCCCTAAATGCGGATGCGATGGCTGCTACGTAACACCCGTAAACGAAACTAAATTTAATTATTTTTGCTGGGGATGTGGCTTTCAAACTAACGATCTAATGAAGCAAGGAGAGTTTAATTTCGAAGAATACGAAGAAACAATACCTGAACTTTATAAAGATATTAAATTTGTAGATAATCAAGAGAGAGTATGGTATCCAATTAGTATTAACATATCTGATAGAGGTACTGTTTTTCTGAATGGGAAGACTAAAGAAGAAACGCAATGGTCGGCTATTAAAGTAATTCCTTTAACCGAGGAAGAAAAAAAACAACCGAAGTATAAAAATCAATCCTATAAATCTGACGCCAAATCAATCAAACACTTTGGAAGTGATTTTATAGAAGCGTGCGATTATATTGGAGTATTTAACCAAGAATAATGTTCAGAATAAGTTACGCTGTTACTGCACATAACGAGCACGAAGAATTAGCCCGTCTACTCGATCAGCTAGATAGAGGCATTAGAGACGTAGATGAAGTAGTTATTCAAGTCGACACTACTGTGACTGAAGAAGTACTAGAAGTTATAAGTAAGTTTCCGGCATTTTCTCTATGGCAGTTTCCATTGAAGGGCAACTTTGCTGCATTCAAGAATAATTTGAAAAGCAAATGTACTGGAGAATGGATATTCCAGATCGATGCAGATGAATATCTATACCCTGAACTATTATTGAACTTACCTGAAATATTAGCTGCAAATCCTACTGTAGATCTTTTCTTGGTACCTAGAATAAATTTAGTAGAAGGTCTAACTCAAGAGCATATTCAAAAATGGAGATGGCATGTAAACGATAACGGCTATGTTAACTTCCCTGATTACCAAACAAGAATACTCCAGAACTCCCCGAAGATTAGCTGGGTAAGTAAAGTACACGAAGTAATTATTGGCCACAGTAATTATGTTATGCTTCCTGCAACTGAAGAGTATTGCTTGATACATAAAAAAGGAATAGAAAGACAAGAAAGACAGAATGCTTTTTATAATACATTTCAATGAAAAGTTTAAAAGTAGCTATATACGAATCGTTAGATCATTTCGTTCCTGGAGGAGTTGGGTGGTATGAAGGACTGGAAAACCTAGGACACGACCCTTATATTCTAGAATTTAAACATGATTTGAACGCATACGAGCTTCCTGAAAGTCCAGATCTCCTGGTTATAATGGGAATAACTCCTGAGATGTTAATACCTATTTTGACGTTTAAAGACAAACATCAAAGTACTAAAATAATTGTTAATTTCTTTGGCTTTAAAGACTACTTTTTGAGATTAAAAGGGGTAGTAGATCTTTGGATAGAGCCATTTATGAAGCATGAATATGTTAAGAGAAAGTTCGAAGAAAACGGACTGTCGGTAGCATTCTTACCTCTAGCAGCTACTGAAAGCATTTACCATAAAACTGTAAACGAATTTAGTAAAACCTACGATGTAAGCTTTGTAGGAGGATTTGGAGGCCAAGGACACGGCTACAGACATCAGGATGCTTATTTATTTCCGGTAATCGATAGAGGGTATAAAGGTTTCTTTGGCGGCTTTCATTACAGAGGTATAAACTATCCAACTGTTAAATACTCTTTTTTAAATGAAGTATATAACGCTACTAAAGTAAATTTGAACTTCCATTACGAGCAACAAAAAAGAGAGCAGTTAGACCAAGAAGGATTTAAGTTAGATTTTAATACTAGGGTTTATGAAATAGCACTAAGTAATAATTTCCAAATAAGCGATCATCCCGAGGTATTAAATGTTTTTGATGGGGCTATTCCTTATATTTCAAAAGAAGATTGGATAGACGCTATTGACTTTTACTTAGATAAACCAGATCTAAGAGCGGAGCTAGCATTAAGAGCAAATCAAATATGTCTCGAAAAGCATACGTGGAAACAAAGAATGATAGAATTTTTCAATATACTTTCAAATAAGTAATATGACTACAGTAACATACGATACTACTGCCTTTCCGTTTAAAGAGGCTATTGAAAAACTATTTGAAGTCAACGACCTTGCTTCATTAAATGATAAAGTAGATGTATTTAAGAGAGAAAATGATCAAAGTACAAAGTATCATAAAGCTTTCTACGAGTGGGCACGTACAGATTTATTCGAAAAGCTCTACGATCATTTTATTCTCGAAGTAGTTAAACCTTTATATGGCGAACAGATAGTATATCAAGCAATACCTACCTTCAGAGTTGCTTACCCTAATAATATTGCCGTTGGTGAGTTTCACAAGGATAAACATTACAGAGATGTTAAATGGGCAGGAGAAGTAGATGAAGATAATTTCTTCTTACCTTTTACTGAGGCCTTCGATACTAATACTATTTGGGTAGAATCTAAAGAAGATAAAGGTGATTATCTACCTATAGAGTGTAAGTATGGAGAATTGGTACAGTGGGATGGTGCCAATCTAAGACATGGAAATAAAATTAATACAACAGGTAAATGCCGAGTTAGTGTAGACTTTAGGGTTATGACTTACTCTAGATACAAGCCAAGTGAACATGGTTCAATAAATACTAAAACTAAATTCCAGATAGGAGGCTACTATAAAACAATTTAATAAGTTAATGAGTAAACAGAATAGATTTATAATAATAACACCGTGTTATAATGTAGAGCCTTATGTTCAACAGAATATATACATGAATAAATTTCAGACGTATAAAAACTGTCTATATGTCTATATTGACGACTGTTCTAAAGATACAACCTATTCAACTTTAAAAAACTTATCTGAAGGAGATTCAAGATTTTCAATACTCCAGAATGGAGAAGGAGGTAGTCAAGCTAAAACCTACATGTTTGGAATAGAGTATTTAGAAAAAAATAATCTCATCAAAGATCATGATATTATAGTTGAAATAGACGGCGACGATTGGCTATCAAGTGTTTTTGTTTTTGACTATTTAAATGACATATACCAAGACGAAAATATATGGATGACTTACGGACAGTATCAAATCTACCCTACAGGAAAGGTAGGGGGACATTACCATCAAGAGATTAATAAATCTATAGACGATGCTAACTTACATAGAAAGTATCCGTTCCCGTACTCTCATTTAAAGACTTATAAGTATTGGCTTTTTAATAAGATCAACAGGCAACATTTAATTGATTTAGAGACGCAAGAATACTTTTCAGCTGCCTGGGACCATGTACTATGTTTACCTATGGTTGAAATGGCCGGAAAAAAGCATACGGTTATGTGTGAAGATATTCTTTATATTCTAAATAGGTCTGAAGATTTAAATAATGAATCTAAGACTAGGTTGAATCATCAAAAAAATATCGAAGCATCTATAAGAAATTTAAGTCCGTATACTAAATTATTAAAATGACTCCTAGAGAAAAGCAATATTGGCATTCTTTATTTTTACAAAGTGGAGGAGATCAAAAGTTTCTTTTTGATTTTCAATTAAACGAAAGTAGTACTGTTTTTGATATCGGCTCATTTGACGGGGAGTATTTTAAAATATTATATGCTAGATACTCTTGTACTATTCACGCATTTGAACCTGTAAACTCATACTATAGTAGTTGTTTAGAATCATTACCTGATAGAGTAAAATTAAATAATTATGCAATTGGTAAAGGTAATGATAGTTTTTTTATAAGCTTAGCAGGAAATGCATCAAGTGCTTTTCTAGATGGAGGCGAAAAGATAGAATGTAAAAAAATTGACTTTAATACTTACGTTAAAGATGAAGGAATAAATCAAATAGACCTCTTAAAAGTAAACTGCGAAGGAGGTGAGTATGAGCTTTTAGAGACGATTATCGAAAATGATTGGCTTTCAAATATTGATAACATAATTATTCAATTTCATATTTTTTCCAGTATACCTATTGAAAAAAGGCAAAGAATAGTTGATGAGATTCAAAAAACTCATGAAGTAGTTTTTTCCTTTCCTTACGTATGGGAGGGTTGAAAAAGAAAATAAAATATATTAATGAAATTTATATCATGTGATTTACTAGGTCCTGGTGACGGTAAAGCTAATTTTGGATTATGCAATCAAATGTTTCAGGTCGCAGCTCTTTATAGCCACGCCAAGGACTTTAACCTTAATATAACTTTCCCTCAAATAAAACTACCTTCTTATGGAGGTTACGATAAAAATATTTTCTCAAGAATCAACACTGAGGATATCGATCAAAGTACATTTCTATACTTAGAGCTACCGTTCGGATATCATAAACTCGTATCTCAAGATGGCATAACCTATAGGGGGTATATGCAATCGGAAAAATACTTTTCACACAATCGCTCGTTTATTTTAGATTTATTTGCTCCTACAGTAGAGATAGGCAGCTATATCAAGAGTAAATATAAAAATATACTGGAAAGTAATAGCTTATCTATTCATATCCGTAGAGGAGATTATGTTAATTTACCAGACTATCATCCTCTTATAGGAGTAGAATATTATACAGAAGCAGCTAATCACATAACTAGTAAAGTACCTATAGATAGCTATGTTATATTCAGCGATGATATAGAATACTGTAAGAAATTATTTGGAGATGCAAAGGAAATAACTTATATTATAGGAGAAGAAGATTATATCGATTTATATCTAATGTCATTTTGTAAGCATAATATAATAACTAACTCTACGTTTAGCTGGTGGGGAGCATGGCTCAATCAAAATCCTGATAAAATAGTAGTAGCTCCGAAGCAATGGTTCGGTCCTGCAAAATCGACCTTAGATACTAGAGATTTAATACCTGAAACTTGGATAAAATTATAATATGGAAAATATTTTTAGTAAGCAAGATCCTGAAGTTTTACTACATATGATCGTTCGAAAAGAAGATATGGCTCCTGGAAGAAAAGATATCGTTTCTGAAGAGAATTTTATTCAATGTTCTATTCTTAATATGGAACAGGGTAAAACTTTTAGACCTCACAGACATATTTGGAAAGAAAGAACTAGAGATGTAATTGCACAAGAGAGTTGGATTGTAGTTCAAGGCAAAGTAAAATGTATTTTCTACGATTTAGATGATACTATTATTGCCGAGCGTATTTTAGAACCGGGTGACGCTAGCTTCACACTTCAGGGAGGTCATAATTATTTGATACTAGAAGATAATACGTTGGTTTACGAGTATAAAACAGGTCCGTATGAAGGACAAGCTTTAGATAAAACATTTATAGATTAATCTATGTTAAAGATAAACCTAGGCTGCGGAAAAAGAGATTTCGGGAGTGACTGGATACATATTGATGGAGGAGACTTCCCTCATTTATATTCAATAGATATTGTTAATCTTCCCTTTGATGATAACTCTGTAGATCTCATCTACGCCAGTCACGTATTAGAATACTTTGACAGGCAAGAGGGAGGAGAAGTATTAGGAAAATGGCGAAGCAAATTAAAACCAGGAGGTATATTAAGACTAGCTGTACCTGACTTTCAGAATATGGCCCGTCTTTATGCCTTTGAAAATATAGCCCTTAGCAAATTCTTAGGACCTTTGTACGGTAAAATGAAAATGGGAGATAAGACTATCTACCATAAAACGGCCTATGATTTTGTTAGCTTACAAATTATGCTTCGTGAATGTAATTTCAGGGAGATTAAAAGATATGACTGGCATGATACCGAACATGCTCAGTTTGATGATCATTCTCAAGCGTATATTCCTCACATGGATAAAAAGAACGGTACCCTTATCAGTTTAAACGTACAAGCAGTAAAATAATGATTTCTGTAATTACTGCAACTCACAAACGTCCTGATCTTCTTCTAAAGTGCATACGGAGTCTGCAATCACAGACCGTTTCTGACTATGAGCATATAATTTTCTCTGACCATTGTCCGAAGGCTAAAAAAGTATACGATTTAGTAAAAGAAGATTCGCGAATTACCTTTTATGAAAACCCTAAACCGCATATATGGAACGCTGGTGCAGTAGGGAAGCACTTCGGAGTAGAAGTCGCTAGATTTAACTACATTTGTTATTGTGATGATGACAATATCTTACTACCTAATCATCTTCAGGTAATGGAAAATAATTTTAAGTTAGGAAGTGAGGTTGTTTTTTCTAAAAATTTAATAGTAGATTTTGAAGATTACATAAACAAAGAAGAAAGTAATGCTAACGGAGTAGTACAGGAGATTTTGAAATTTAAAGAAGCTGATATAGTTAACAGTTCCCGGGTAGTAAAACCGTCATACCTAGAGTATGACGATTACAAATATATACCTTTTGACACAGGATGTATAGGTCATAGTAAGGAAATCTACAGAAAGACAAAACAATGGAAACCTGCTTATGAAATTAACACTAATAACGAGGACGGGTATTTTATAACTAGTATAAAAATAGAAGCTGAAGAAGAAAGAGTTATATACGATAGAACATATACTTCTCTCTATTTTTCAACGAACGCAAGCAGTAATATTAAAGATAATTTATACCAAAATAAGTTTGAAAATTTAAAAGAGAATGATATATTCGTATATCCTGAGTTGTTAACGAAATTAAGTTTACTATGACTTTTAATACTGTAACTTTTTTTGAAAATAAAATAGCAGAGTTTTTTGGAGCTCCTTATGCTATTGCTGTTGATAGCTGTACGCACGGTATTGAATTAGCATTACGTCTTACTCAAGCCGATCATATAACTGTACCTAAACGAACTTACCTATCTATTCCTTTTTTAGCCGATAAACTTTGGATTGATAGATTTTGGAAAGATGAGAATTGGGTAGATTACTATTACTTAACAAGTACGGTTATTGATGCAGCCGTATTATGGGAACCTAATAGTTATATTCCGAATACTTTTATGGGTATAAGCTTTCAATATCAAAAACATTTATCTCTAGGTAGAGGAGGCGTTATACTTTGTGATAATCCTTACGATGCAGAAGAATTAAAGAAAATGTCCTATGACGGAAGAATTCCAGGTATACCTTGGAGAGAGCAAAATATTAGTTCTACGGGGTACCATTACTATATGACGCCTGAGACAGCTCAATTAGGATTAGATAAATTGCCTACTGCTATATCAACTCAGCCAAGAAAATGGACAGTAGAAGATTGGCCGGATTTAACTCAAATGAATATATTTAAAGAAATATGAAAAAAGCATTTATTACTGGAATAACCGGGCAAGACGGAAGTTATTTAGCGGAGTATCTAGTGAGTCAGGGGTACGAAGTACATGGTATAATGAGAAGAAATTCAGTACCTGAACATCAAGACTCTAGACTTCAAAACGTATTTGATAAAGTAAATACTTACTACGGTGATTTACTAGATACTAATAGCTTAAGTAAATTATTAAACAAGGTACAGCCTGACGAAATTTATAATATAGCTGCACAAAGCCATGTCCGAATCAGCTACGATATACCTCAATTTACCGCACAAACAAACGCTCTTGGAGTCTTAAATATACTAGAAGCTTATAGAGAGGTTTGCCCTGATGCTAAATTCTATCAAGCTAGCTCTTCTGAGATGTTTGGTTCATCTGTAGATGCTGATGGATTCCAGAGAGAAACTACCCCGATGACTCCAGTCTCTCCTTACGGGTGTACTAAAGTATTTGGTTACAATATTGTACGCAATTATAGAAACGCTTATAAGCTTCATGCTTCAAACGGCATCTTATTCAATCACGAATCACCTCGTAGAGGATCAAACTTCGTAACAAATAAAGTAGTTAAGACTGCTGTGCAGATAAAATTAGGTCTAGCTAGAGAACTTGAGTTAGGTAACTTAGATGCTTACAGAGATTGGGGTCATTCAAAGGACTACGTACGAGCTATGCATCTTATATTACAGCAAAACGAACCAGGAGATTGGGTGGTAGCTACAGGAGAGACTCGTTCAGTTAGGGAGATGTGTAAGTGTGTTTTTGAAAGACTAGATTTGAACTATGAGGATTATGTAGTACAAAATCAAAAGTTCTTACGTCCTGAAGAATTGAAATACTTAAAAGGCGATCCGAGTAGAATCAGGTCTTTAGGATGGCAGCCAGAATATACTTTCGAAACTATGATGGATGAAATGATTGAACACTGGTTAACTATTTTTGCAAAATGAAAATAGCATTCTTTACAGAAATGGGCTTTGAAGGTAAAGTATCTCGTAATCATCCAAATATGAGAACTGAATTTGCTTGGATGTGTGCCTTAGAAGCTTATCATTATAGCATAGTCAGAGCTCCGTTCGTACAAGGATTTGATTTAGGTATAGTTATTATACCGAAGAAAAATCCAGACTTCGATATTAATTCCTTAAAGTCTGCTTGCAAAAAAGTAGCTATAATGCAGGAAGGTCCTAACTGGTACTGGCAAGATTATGATTTACCTAAACAAGTATGGTATTTTAATACGTTGACTTCAGCTGATATTATTTTTACGCATAACGAAACTGATAGAAGGTATTACCAAGGATTAACAGCTCATTCAGATGTTAGAGTGCTACCTTCACTTATGATTGAAGATGCTATAGGTGAGTTAGAACAAGTCGAAAGACAAGGTGTGATTATAGGTGGTAATTTTGTTTCATGGTATGGCGGGTTTGATTCATTTATCATAGCTCAAGAGTTAGATGGAGGTAAAGTAACAGCACCGTCAATGGGGAGAAAACAATTAGGTGAAGAACAATTATTAAATCACTTACCTTATTTTGATTGGAAGAATTGGATTCATCAGTTAAATAAATTTAAGTATGGAGTTCATTTAATGAGAACTCATGCTGCTGGTACATTTGCTCTTAATTGTGCTTACCTAGGTATACCTTGTATTGGATATAAAGGGTTAGATACTCAAGAAATTTGTCATCCTAATTTAACAGTCGAAGTAGGAGATTTAGTTACAGCTAGAAAATTAGCTACCTTACTACGAGATGATGAAGATTTTTATAATTATCAGAGTAGGATAGCTAAAAGTATTTATGCAAAGGTATTTGCAGAAGATAAGTTTTTAAATAATTTTGAAAGTATTTTATGATTAGCGGAGTATGGATGGACGCAAGAGAGAAAGCTATTATTGAAAAGTATCTCCACCAAGACGCTACTGTAATGGAATGGGGAAGTGGAGGTAGTACAGTTGAGTTTTCTTCTAAGGTCAAAAAGTATTATTCAGTAGAGCATAATCAAGGATGGTATGCAAAAGTAAAAGAAGCTATTCCTTCTAATACCACTCTCTATTACCGTCCTGTTACTAAGGTACCACCTGATGAGCCTTTTTATAATCAATCTACGTACGAGTACTATCAAGAATATCTAGATGTAGTCTACGAAATAGGTGAAATGTTAGATATGGTTATAATAGACGGTAGAGCAAGAAGACTTTGTGCTTTGAAGATAATACCTTATCTTAAACCTAATGCAGTAGTTGTTATACATGATTGGTGTTTAAGACCTTGTTACCATTGCGTGTTAGATTATTATGATTTGATTGAGAAGGTAGACGATACCCTGCAAACAATTGCTATCTTTAAGCTAAAAGCTGATTGGAATAAAATTAAAGGTTACGATATTAATTTAGGAACTTTTGAAAGATTAGATAAATGATTAGTTTAATTCAACCCAGTAGAAATAATTTAAAGTATCTAGTATGGTCCTATAATTCGATAAGAAAGAATGCAGGACCTGAAGTAGAGGTATGCGTTGCAGATGATTTTAGCAACGACGGGACTTGGGAATGGTGTCAAGATAGAATGAAGGCTGATCCTAATTTTAAAGCAATTAGGAACGAAGGTCCAACTCGTCTAGGGCATACTATACTTTACGATAAGCTTATTAACGAGGTTGCTACTAAAGATATAGTAGGTATATGGCATGCCGATATGTATATGACTCCCGGAACGGTAGAAAGAATTGTAGAAACTGTTAAGCCGGGAGTGGTAGTATCTCTCACTAGAATAGAACCTCCATTACATCCTCCGGGACCTGAAAAAGTACTAATGGATTTTAAGACAGAGCCTGAAGAGTTTGATGAAGAGAGCTTTCTTAAATGGTATGAAGCTTATAGGTTTACGGCTAAAGGTAAAACTACTGAAGGGATCTTTGCACCCTGGTTTCTCTTCAAAGAAGATTTTCAGTCTACTGGAGGACATGATCCCTTATACGCACCTCAATCTAAAGAAGACAGCGATATCTTTAACCGTTTTCTCCTAAAAGGATATTCTTTCGTTCAATTATGGGATGCAGCAGTATACCATATGACGTGTAGAGGTAGTAGATTCAACCCTACCTTAACTGAGGTCGGAAAGAATAGTTCTGAATGGGAAGCACAGAATATAAGGAGTACTCGAAACTTTATACGTAAGTGGGGACATTTTGTAAAGCATGATTCTTTAATGAAGCCTATAGTACCTCCTAAATTCGATATTGCTTTTAGAGTAACTAACTGTATTGTACAAGGTCTAGCAGCATTAGAGCCCTGGTGTTCGGTTATCTCCTCAGATGCTAGTTATGCTAAGTGGATTGAAGAAGAGCAGAAAAAGACTATGTTCGATATGTGGAAGAGAGTTAAACCTTGGAATGCTCCACTAGAGAACGATATCATAGTAGAGTTTGATATGAAAAGATTTTCAGCAGAGTCTTATACTATCATTCAACAACTATCTCAGATTATAGCTCAATCAGGAGAAATCGGAGAATTTGAATTAGATATCTTCAAAATCAGAATAAAGTCTCTAACTACTTACCAAGACAAACTGATTACCAATAGCGATCCCTACTATACTGACCAGCTTCTCTAACTATTTATTTATATGCGTAGCCTTTCAATATTATTAGACGAAGCCAAAATAGTACCGGATACTAAATTCAAAAAGCAGTTAGAGAAAGCAGTTAAGTATCTAGAGACTAAGAAGAAAGTCTTACTCATAACTACCTCAAACAGATGGATTAAGCATGAGCTTACTGAAGGAGATCTTCCAAAATCTACCCGTATTGCTCAAGTAATTCAAAGATCACTAGGTGCTCACAAGTGTACGATAGTTGATGCCTCTAAACTAAAGATATATGAGTGCGAAGGAAACGTCTCTAGTAAGAACGGAAATAGCTGTGGAGTAAGAGGTGCAAAACTGGAAGATAAAGAAAAAAATCCATCAGGTCATTTAAGATGCTGGGCATCCTATAATAATGCAGATGATGAACTGTGGAAGATTTCGACGCCCTTGCTCGAATCCGATACTGTTATATTCCTAGGATCTATCAGATGGGGTCAGGCTAACGCTATTTACCAACGTTTAATTGAACGATTAGATTGGCTAGAGAATAGATGGACTACTCTCGGAGAGTCGAATATCATTAAGGACATTGAGTCTGGCTTTATTTTTATAGGTCAGAACTGGAATGGTGCCGAAGTTGTAAAGACTCAAAAGCAAGTACATACATTTTATGGCTTTAAACCAATAGATAGACTCTATTTTAACTGGCAATTTACTACAGACGTAAATGATGAATCGAAAGAGAGTTATAAAGAAGCAGCACATGCTCTCGATAATATTATTGATATCAGAACGCTAGTATGATTATTGTAACGGATCAAAAATTCTACAGTAATAAAACTTGGAATAATCCAATTCCTTTTTCTAGACCAGAGGCTTTCACTTGTGCCCACTGGGTAGAGCTATTTGATCAGAATGGATACCGGTTAACTCCATTAGAGCAAGAATATTCTAAAGAGAATAATCAACGTTTTGTCTTTCATAGAGATGAGAAATCTCTAAGGAAGGTTTGGATGACCGACAATGAACCTACTACTGGCGTACATATAAATCATGCATTTTTGTTTGAAAGGAAAGGATATAGTGGAGAAGCTCTAGAGCAACTTAAGATGTTTGCTAAAACTAATAACCTCGTAAATAAACTGATAAACTATAAAGGAAAATGGGGAATAGATTTAAGTATTGACTACGTAGACGAGAACGGAAACTCTATGGAACTTCTTCATTTTGAATATGATGGTTATGAGTTAGAGGAGATTGAGCAAATGAAAAGTATCGTTGAAAGTAAAATAACTTCTATTAACTGGTCTCTTGCTGCTAGCGATATAATAAAGAGGAAAAACGAATGGATTAATTTAGAATTTTTTCAGCAGTCAAAATGGAAGACTGATTATTTCGAACTCCCTAGTGAGCGTTTTAAGATATTAGCTTGGGAATAAGATATTTATTATTATGAAAGCAACATTAAAAGAAGCCTTACCAGCTATGATCCCGGAGTTCCCTGTAAAGATTGCAGGACATCATCTAACTCTTCGGTTCGATGTTAACATAAACAAAACGAAAAAAGGAGTTAAGCTTCAGTTTGTAATGAACGATGTACCTCAAGATCCTCGCCAGCTTCAACAGATGGCTAACGAAATCGGAACTGAGCTTCAAGAAAAGTTTGGAGCTGCCAATATGCAGATTGTTTATGATGTTGAGAATCCTTATAAGAATGTAATCGGATTTTTACTTCCTCTTCCTTCTCTTGCTAATAGTATCATAAAGAATGTATTTAAAGGAGGCGCCGAAGATGACGAACAAGCGCCAGTTGAAGAGCCTCCTGTGGAGGAGCCTCAACAGCAAATGCCTGCTCAAGAATTACCTCCAGCAGAAGAAGAGCCTATTAAGGAGTGGATGAAGCGGATGGCAGGATTAAAAAAATAAATAAATTGAACGGTTTTGTCTACAAGAAGAATACCAAGAGCACTATTCGAGCCTCTAGAAGAAATTAAAGCTTCAGATCTGATCACTAATGAAGCACTTCTTAATCTAGTTAAGAAAGAAACTTTTGTTGCCATAGAGGAGGCTTTTAGAAACAAAAAGACCTTTGCTACTTTATTTGAGATAAACGGAACAGGGACCTATATCGATATTCCTAAACAGTATTGGATTCAAGCTCTTGAACAGAGTATCAATTTTATGTTAGAGGATGAGAGATTTGAGGAATGTATACCTATTAAGACTCTAATTGATCAAATAAAAAAGCCTGTTAGGACTATTAACAAAAAGGAAAAAAAGAAAACGAATGGAGCCTAACTTCAACGAAATTCAGGTAGCGATTAACAAAATTCTCAACGTAAAGAGCTTACTAAGAAAGAAAAAAAAGACTCAGACGGAAAAGAAAAAAGAGCTTTTTGTAATGACTATTAACTCTCTCGAACAGGTAATTAATAGACAGGAGCTAATGTACGCAGAATTCAATTTAGATCTTTCAAAATATGATGAGGCTTTTTTAGATGTTATCGACGCATTACTTTTTTTACATTTCAATAAAGACGGAGCTGAACTTGTAAATTACTACCTCTGGGAAAGACTAGCTCCAGGTGGAGAAATTAATCCATTAATTGATTCAGAAGGTAACGAAGTATATCTAGAGACAGCAGAAGATCTTTGGAACTTATTAATTTTAGTTAGTCCTAATGTCGAAGAGTAAAGGAGGAAGACCCAGGAGGGATCTTACTGAAGCAGTTATTAGAAATGCAATGAAGCATACTCAGTCTAACTTTCAGGCTGCAAGGTACCTTAATGTTACTATCGAAACTTACAGAAAGTATGCTCGTCTTTATATCGATCAACAAAGTGAAAAGACTCTATACGAGCTACATAAAAACAACTCCGGTAAAGGTATAAAGAGAATCAGGTGGAACCATGAGATATCGATCGATAAGATCAATCAAATAATGTCCAGCGATAGTTATAGGGCAATCAATCAGCAAAAGTTAAAAGGAAGATTAATATATGAAGGTATCTTAAGGATGGAATGTTACAAGTGCGGACATCATGAGAAGAGAGTTGTTGATTATAAACAGCCTCTTGTATTAAGTTTTAAAGACGGAAATAAAAATAATTGGAAACTTAGCAATCTAGAAATGCTATGCTATAATTGCTATTTTCTTTATGTTGGAAATATTTTCTCTGAAAAACAGATACTGAGGTTAGAGGATGCAAATGCGACGATACTTAAGAAAGGAGAGATCGATTTTCAAGTTGATGATAACTTCTTACAGCATTTTAAAGAACTAGGTCTTGAACCTAAAGACGATTACCAAGAAGGAGATGAATACATAAGTAAAATTTAATTAAGAATGAATACAGATGCAGAACAAATGGAAGCAATCGATAAGATGCTTGATGTTGCCATAGATAGCTATTTAGAGGTAGAAGTTATTTACTGGGCGCTTCAGTATATGAAAAAAGATCCTAGTGTTTCTCCCTCTCAAGCATTTGCTTTAGGAATTGCTGAATGGGTCAAGTAGTATATATACTATTTATAACAGCATGGTAGAGCAAGCATTATACGAAACTCTAGAAAGTTTAGCTAAAAAACATATTCCTAAAGGAACTCATAGGCTTTTGCACGTTAATAGTAGAGAAGCCTGGACTGGTCTTATGATTGACTTGGTAGAGTCTGGTGCTGTAAGAAAAAGAGTATCGATGTTAGCTAAATGTGCAATAAACTGGGAAGCATTACTAATACAGAAAATTAGTATTCAAAATTGAGTATGAAAAATATTACAGCGGAAGGGCTCACGGTCGGTGCATGGGGCCTGCATCTATCAAGCTTTATAGTAAAAAGTATGCCCTACCTACAAGCAACATCTCTAATTTTAGCCATAGTAGTATCACTACTTACTTTGCGTAAGCTAATAAAAGAATCTAGCGAAAAGAAAAGAAAATGAATAAGTTAATCAAGCGTCTTGGACTAACCCGGATTGCTGACAGTTACGTAACCCGCCTTGAGCAGTCTGATAAGCTCAAAAAGATAGCCAACAAAAATAATTACCCCTACAAGGTAAAATTGTTACACGAGAAAATTTCTCAAGAGCTAGATTTTTGGAATCAAAAAAAAATTTCTTCTGAGAAAAAGTTGGTAGACCTAGATAAAGATCTTATATTCATAGAGAGTCAGATTAATATATCAGATTTCAATAAAGAAAGAATAGATCTATTGATGATTAAGTATGGTTGTAACTAAGTTTACCCGCGATTATTTTTATTATGACTATGAAACAAGAACTAAGATTCTTGCTTCAAGGTGGCATTTTGATTTGAAAAAATTCCTTCACGGACCAATACTGGTAGAAGAGTTTGATCCATTTGCGAAAGAAGTAAAAAAACGAAAGAACAAAGACATCACCGAGTCTTAATTTACTAACCCACTAATATAAGATATGAAGTACTGTAAGGTTTGCAATCAACCTATCCCTGAAAGAAGAGTTAAACTTGGCTACTCCGACACTTGCGTTGAACATTCAAATGCATTTAAGTATGTAGGATTCGTAGCAGGATCTGGTAAAGTTAATTATGAGGTCAATGTAGTAAGAGATAAAGAAACTGCCGAGCATATGCAGAGACTTTTAGAAACTAGAGGGGCGTCATAATATGTGGCGTATCGGAAGATTCATAAGACGTTTCAAAAATCTCTTACGATGGTTCCCTATCATCTGGCGAGATGAGCAATGGGATCATTACTATATTTTCGAAATATTAAAATACAAATTAATATTTACGGCTGAACATACTCGTAAGAATGGTTATCATGTCAACTCTAGTTGCGATGCCGATAGGATGATGCTCTGCGTTAGATTGATCGACAAGGTGCAGAACGAAGAGTATGTGGAAGCTCTGATTAATGATGACGGCTTAACTGCTAAAAAGATAGATGCTGCATACAACAAGCAGAAAAAAGCACGTCAGTTATTGTTTAAATTACTTGATAAACATATTGAAGGATGGTGGGATTAAAAATTAAAACTAATTAATATGTGGAAAGTTTATCTATTAATATTTGCTATTACGGCATTTATCTCCTACATCTGGGTAAGGAGAGTTAATAATATGAAAAAAAATCATCCTGACTATAAAGGAGAAGATTTCCTAAATTGGGATGACAATAAAAATCATACTGAAGGAGACTTTGATTAATGCAAATACTAATAGGAATACTCTGGGGAATAGTTGCACAAGTAATAACTTTTATTCAGCTTCAAGGACAAATGAAGTATACCTTCTTGAAAAATAATGTCTGGTTTGGAGCACTGATGGGAATCCCTATCTCGTTAATATTTATGGAATCGGTCAAGAATCTTGTTCTTGCCTACGACGGGCAGATATGGCCGTCTAGGCTCATAGGATTCGGAATAGGAGTTATCGTCTTTACGCTTATGTCTTATTTCTTGTTTAAAGAACCTATAAGTCTTAAGACCTTCATCTGTCTATTTTTAGGACTATGTATAATTTTAGTACAAATTTTTTGGAAGTAAAATAAAGCATTATGGATAAGAATAATATACAGAGTGGTGAGGATTATGCTAAAGTGCTGATTGATATTATAATAGAAGGAGAGCTAGGTCTCTCACAGAAAGAGAGGATGGATAGCAAAATGCTACAATACTGGTCAGAAGAGATAAATCGATTTGCAAAAGAGACTTGGTATAAGTACATACTCGGAGCTAGAGAGAGCTATTTGTTTGACGAGGATGAAATGCATAAGCTGTATGAAAATGCCGGGCTTAAATATGCCTCAGATATTCTAAACGGACTTGTAGATAAAGAGATGGTTGAAGTAGGCGTAAGAGAGGGAGGCGAATTAGTTTATAGCTTGACAGAAAAAGGTAAGAATTACGTTATAGGAGAAGATTGATTCAGATATTTATATCGAAGTGATAAGAAATAATATACATAATAACAGAGAATACGTTATAGTAGAGACTTTTCTTAACATAGAGAAAGGAGAAACTGTTATAAGCTCTCCCATTCATATTCGAGTAGATATAAGCAAGCATTCAGATATTGATCGTGCAATCATCTTTGGAAAAGTTAACGGAATGTTTAATCACACCCTTACTATAAAAATTAAGCAAAAAGCTACTTCTAAAAAGCCCTGGTGGGAAAGAATCTTCAACTAATAAATTTTTAATATGTTAATTCTTGCAATTTTTTTACTAGCTTCCTTACTTTTGCTGGGAGCATTTTACTTTATCGAATGTAAAATAGTAGCCGATCTTCCTGATACTAACGGATTTAAACGTTGGTGGCGTAGACATCTAGTAGGAGATGATCCTGAGAAGTTAAAGTAGATCCTCTACTATTTATTATAAATACTTTACGATGAGCTATATATCTCATGAAGATTATAAAGACTTAATGTCTAAGTTCCAAGCTAATACCTCTAAAGGAATGTTAAAAGAAGCTGTAGAAGAGGGAAATGCTTTTACTGCTGCTCTCGCTAAGACAAAAAAAGGCGAGAAGACTAAAGTAGGCGATAAAGAAATAACAGATACATCTGGCTACGATGATCCCTCTGTAAAGGAATACGGGTATGCGGATAACTATCCTGGATCTTGGGGATATAGAGA